AGTCTGGGAGGACATCAGAAAAACAATCCCAACATTGTGTATAGCCTGGACTTCGATGTGACACCGCACCTGCTGCGGCACCCTTATGTCAAGTCCACGACAAAAAAATATTTATTATTTCTTATCCCCACGATCCGGCTTTCTTGATAGGAGTTTTGCCGCCTCCCGTTTCTGTTCGGCGGCAAAAAACGCATGAAGTCGCTCCTTTTGTTCCGGCAGCATACACCCAAAAGTTATGCCGCCGTTTCTGTAATAAAACGCAATTCGCATAATCGATTCCTTTCCTCATTCGTGAGTTGCCAGACTGTCCCTTATCTTAAATGCAACATCTACCCGTTTATCAGGGTAAACATATATCTTATCAATCAGAAGATCAACCAATTCCGAAGTCAGCCCATTGCTTTCGGTCAGCATCCGGGAAATATCCATCTGCTGACGCTGGTTCTGCCGTTCTTCCTGTTCGGCTTCAAGACGGGTCATGACAACCGCTTTGGTATTCTGCACTTCCAACAGCCTTTCACTGATCTGCTCTTTTTGCTCCTTGTATTTCGGGAGCGGAATCCTGCCGGAAACAAGAGCTTCATACAGTTTCCGCTTTTCTTCCTGCAGTTCAAAAATCTGCCGGTCAAAGTCAGCTTGACGTATAGCAGCGGTATCTACCTTACGGAGATCCGCTAAGCTGTCAACGCCAAATGCTACCTGAAACTGTTTGCACAGTAATTCATAAACAAGCTGGTTCAGTTCTTTTTCTCGGATATGAATATTATAGCAGTCCAGTGAAGGAATCGTGCTGGAAAAGCGGCACCGGTAAGATGTCCCGTTTGCCAGGTGCAGGGCATGTTTACAGCATCCACAAATAACCTTCCCACGCAGGAGATAGTTGTGTTTTTTCCTGTTTGGAATCTTAAAACGCTGAATAGAGGCATTGGCCTTTGAAAAGATTTCCTCATTCACCAGCGGTATATGATGGTCCGGTATTTTGATCCAGTCGCTTTCCGCTTTGCTCCGCATCTTGTGGCCGCCAATTTCCGTAACCTCTCTTTTGCCAATCACATAAGTGCCCATATATCGTTCGTCAGCAAGAATCCGAAGCACCGTAGAATTGCACCACATTCCGTGAGTTCTTGAAACATCGTGTGTCTTAATCCCTTTTCGGGACTTATGTTCTCCGGGCGTGGGAATCTGCTGACGGGAAAGCTCCCGTGCAATATCGGCTGCGTTCATGCCATTTATGGCATATTCAAAAATTTTCTGGACTACTTCGGAAGTCTCCGGGTCCGGCACCATCCGTCCGTTTTCCCCTTTGCGATAACCGTAAGGGCAGATTTTACTTTGGTATTCGCCACGCTGGAATTTCAGGTATTTGGCCGTTTTGGTCTTTACCGACATATCACGGCTGTAATACTCACTGATTAAATACTTGAAGGCGACTTCCATACCTCCGGTATCACCTTTTAACTTTTGGGTGTCAAAATCATCATTGACAGAGATAAAGCGGGTATGAAACAGCGGAAATACCCGCTCGATAAAGTAGCCGGTTTCCAAACTGTTACGGCCAAACCGGGAAAAATCCTTTACCATGATACAGTCAATCCGATTGGCCCGTACCAGGTCAAGTAATTCCTGCACCGCAGGGCGCTCGAAGTTTGCCCCGCTGTACCCGTTATCTACAAACTCCATAAGTTCCGCATTGGCATATTCAGTCAGTTCAGAGGCATATTCCCGAAGGATGCTTCGCTGGCTGGAAATACTCATACTATCTGTTTTGGCGTCCTCCAAAGAAAGACGGATATAAAGAGCAATCATATACTTTTTCATTCTGCCGCCGCCTCCTTAAACGCCTCAAATTCCGTGCGGAATGTAAATTTTACATCTACCTGTTTATTCGGGTAGACCGTGATCCGCTCAATCAAACGCTCAATGAGGGCGGCAGTCAGGGAGCCTCCGACTAAAAGTTCCTGCTCGTCTTTTTCCAGGTTCTTGCACTTTTCGGCCTGTTCCTGACGGACGGCAGACTGGTTTTCATAAAAGGAAAGCTCTTTTTGGGCCGCCTGCATCTGTTCTTCGTAAGTCGCTTTCAAAACGAAATATTCTTCGCTGTCAATCGCTCCGTTCATCAGATTTTCATAAAGAGTTTGCAAAAACTCACGGCTTTGGTTAAGCTGTAACTTTGCCCGGTTGATTTTCTCACGGGTGGCAGCCTCTTTTTCCTGCTTTTGAATGTTGTCGTTCAGAAGCAGCGCATAATCCCCCAGGACAGCGGCTAATTCCCTTTTAAGAATGTCCAGTACCGTTGCGATCAGCTCGGTTTCGCTGATGGAAACACCAGAGCATTTATCTTTATGTACCCTGGTAGGGGTCAGGCAGTGGAAGCGATATGAACCATTGCATTGTTGGCGTTGCCGGTGCAGGCTTCTCCCGCAGTCTCCACAGAAAATCCGCCCCTTGAAAATATTGGGCGTATATGGAATAACCGGGTGCTTCTTGCTTTCCTCGGCCACTTCTGCCCGGTACTTCTGGACAGCATCAAAAATCTCTCTGGAAACAATAGGCTCATGGGTGCCAGTAACCACAATCAGATTTTCCTCGCCTGCGGGCACCTGCCGGTGAAGAACGGTTTTGGTCCGCCCCTGCACCATGTCACCAGTATACTTATCTTCCTGCAAAATCTTAGAAACCGTCCAGGTCTGCCAGTAACCACGACCAGCCAATGCCTGATGGGTGATCTCTCCGGTCTGCATTTTATACTTTCCTGGGGAGGGATAGCCACCCTCATTAAGCAGCAATACAATCCGATTGAGAGGGACTTTTTCATAAGCCCACTGGAAAATCTGGCGTACCACAGGAGCCGCCACCGGATCAATAATCAATTTGTGACAGTCATCAGGGTCTTTCATATATCCAAATGGCGCCCTGCCACCCACATACTTGCCCTCTTTCATATCCTGACGAGCCTGGGCCTTTATCTTGCGTCCTATGTCCAGCGCATAGGCTTCGTTAATCATATTTTTCAGCGGAAGGATAATACCGCCGTGGAGATTATCAGGGTTTTCAGAGTCAAATTGATCCGTAACGCTGATGAACCGGACATTATGGGAAGGAAAATAACGCTCAATGTAATATCCCGTGTCAATGGCATTGCGTCCCAGGCGCGACAGATCCTTGACGATCACACAGCCTACTTTGCCGGATTCAATATCCGAAAGCATCCGCTGGAAGCCGTCACGGTTGAAATTCGTGCCTGTTGCTCCATTGTCGATATAGATGTCGTAAAGACGCAGTTCAGGTTTTCCCAACAGAAATTTTTCGAGAACCAGCTTCTGAGTTTCGATAGAATTTCCCCGTTTGTTGTTATCCTCCACAGACAGCCGGATATACAGCGCCGTGCTGATAAACGGAGAAGCAGGCATGGCAGCCTGCGCCGTGATATGTTTTCTGCTTTTTCTCGCCATTTCAGACCACCATCCTTTCCTGTACCGGCGTAATCAGGGCAAGTGCTTTTTCATATTCGTCCTGATAATTAAACTGTATCTGCAATTCGTCTTTTCCAAGCACTGTGATCACCTTCACAAGCTGGATCACTGCCTTACGATCCAGTTCTTCCAGATCGGAAAACCGCCTGAAATTCTCAATCCAGCGATTCCGCTCACTCCGGTTTTCCATTACATCGGTCCGTTTTTCTTTAAGGGCGGCAACCGCCTGTTCCAGTTGGGTGATACGGGCGCTGTAACTGCTTTTGTTGTAAAGGAACTCCGACTTGTCCAGGAAGCCGTTTACCATGCTCTCATACAGTTTCATCTTATATTGGCGGATCTGCTCCAACTGTTGCTCATTCTGGGCGATCTGCCTGGAATACTCTTTGATAAGTTCACGGTTGATACGGCTCTGGTCTATACCGGATAAGATTTCATCCAGAGAGACTACATTGGCAATAAATCCTTTCAGGCTGTCCCGCACGCACTCCATCAGCTCATGTTCCTTTACCATGACCGGATGGGCGCAGCCGTTCTTCTTTCCGGTGGGACAATAGTAATAGTGATACTCTTTGTCCTTATAGCGGTTGGTTTTGCGTACCATCCGGCCGCCGCAGCAGCCGCAGACCAGTATACCGGAAAACAGATAGACTTTATCTTTTTGGGGAGATGTACGGGTGTCCAGGTTGCGAATCCTTTGTACCAGGTCAAAATCATTCCGATCAATAATGGCTTCGTGAGCATTTTCCACGCGAATCCACTCGGAGGAAGGGCGGCTCTCCATCTCTTTCAGCTTAAAGTGCTGAGAACCTTTTCGACCCTGGACCAGTGTGCCGGTATAGGTTTCATCCTGCAAAATCCGGGTGACGGTATTTGCCGACCACCGGCAATCCTTCCGGTCTGTATAGCCTTTCTTGGCATGGGGAAGGCCATAATACTTTTTATATGCCAGGGGAGAGAGTGTACCCAGCCGGTTCAGCTCATTGGCGATGGCGTAGGGGCTGAATCCTTCCAGGCGCATCCTGAAAATGCTCCGCACCACCTGGGCAGCATATTCGTCTACCACAAGAAGATTATGATTTTCTTCGGATTTACGATAGCCATAAACCGGGAAAGCTCCAACGAAATCACCGTTCTTGCGCTTTGTCTCCAGAGAACTTCTCGTCTTGATGGAAATATCCCGTGCGTAGGCTTCATTCATAATGTTCTTTACTGATACAGTCAGGTCATCGCCTGCGCTTTCATTAAGAGTATCAATATTGTCATTGATGGCAATAAACCTCACGCCATAGGCCGGAAAGACACGGCGCATATAGCGGCCAGTCTCAATATACTCTCGACCAAGACGGGAAAGGTCTTTGACAATGACGCAGTTGATCTTTCCTTCCATGATGTCATCCATCATTTCCTTAAAAGCCGGACGGTCAAATAATGAGGTGTGATAGCGATAGCGGCAAAAAGCTAATAAAATCAATGGTTTTGCGGACAGCGGATAAACAGGGAATGTGTTAAAAACTGAATACGCACACAAGCGGCGTTACCTTAACTCCTTTTTGGGGAGAAAGTAACGCCGTTTTTTTATGTCCGCAGGAAAGGAGGTGCAGCCGGAATGTTTTTCACAGACAACGAGAGGAGGGCTTTTGAACTGCTCATGCAACAGAAGCCGGGATTTGACCGCTATCAATCCGGCTGTGCCGGAGATGATGAAGATTGCGGCACTTGCCGTTTCTACCGCCCACATTGGAAATATGAGTTTTGCGTTTTCAAAGAGTGTCCTTACTGCCCCGGCAAAAGGACGCGGAAAACGCCCGCCAGCATGGACAAATAGGAGGGTAAAAAGCCTTGCGCCATGCGGCTTTTCAGACGCGAAAACAACAAAGGCATACTGCAATACCAAAACCGCCGAAAACGGCTTTCTAATATTCCACGCAGACCGAGAAAGGAAGTGATAAAAATGGCAGTTTTCCGAGTTGAGAGAAATACGGGATATACCGTTATGAGCAACCACCACTTGCGCAACAAGGAATTGACCTTAAAAGCAAAAGGCTTGCTTTCGCAAATGCTGTCCTTGCCGGAGGATTGGGATTATACCCTTGCGGGCTTATCTCATATCAACCGGGAGAAGATCGACGCTATCCGCGAAGCGGTAAAGGAACTCGAAAAAGCCGGGTATATCGTCCGCAGCAGAGAGCGCGACGAAAAGGGACGCTTGCGGGGCGCGGATTACATCATCTATGAGCAGCCGCAGCCGCGAGAGCCGGAAGCAGTCCCCAGCGACGAGCAGCCGCCTATATTGGATTACCCTACATTGGAAAATCCAACGTTGGAAAAACCTATGCAGGAAAAACCTACGTTGGAAAATCCAACGCAATTAAATAAAGATATATCAAGTAAAGAAAAAATAATTACTGATGTATCAAATAACGATCAATCAATCTATCCGGCAGAGCCGGAGGACGCGCCGCCATTCGGCGGGATTGACAGGATTGACGGAAATACCGCAGTAGAGATTTACAGGGAGATTATCGAGGACAATATCGAATACAGTTACCTCATTCAAGACACCAAAATGGATAAGGAGCGTTTAGATGAAGTTGTCGAGTTAATCCTTGAAACCCTATGCAGCACAGCGAAATATATCAAAGTCGGAGGCGAGAAGTTCCCCGCCGAGTTGGTAAAGAGCCGCCTTTTGAAAGTGAACTCGTCCCATATCGAGTATGTGTTTGACCGTATCGACCAAAACACGACCAAAGTTTACAACATACGGGCATACCTCTTGAAAACGCTGTTTTCCGCGCCCTCTACAATGGGGCATTTCTATACCGCCGAAGTCAATCACGACCTTTACGGCAGCGAATGAGCATAGCCGTATTTTACAGGGAAAGGAGTTGATACCTTGCAGGAGGAAGTAACCCAAAAAACGATTGCCCTATCTGTCAAAGTGGGAAAAGGCGCGGCGCGGCTTACCGAACAGGCGTTGCAGAAAGCAATCCGAAAGTTTTTGGAGCAGAAAGGCAAGCCCCCACATGGGAAACAGACCATGCGGCAGCTTATGAAGCAAAACGCGGGCGTTTCCAACATTGAGATCACCGACAGCAATATCAAAGCCTTTGAGAGTACGGCGAAGAAATACAACATAGATTTTTCGCTGAAAAAGGTTAAGGGAGAACAGACCCGTTACCTTGTGTTTTTCAAAGGCCGGGACGCGGACGTTATGACCGCAGCCTTTCAAGAGTTTTCCGCAAAGAAGCTGAATAGGGATAAAAAGCCCTCTATCCGCAAAGCCCTTGCCGCAGCAAAGGACAAGGCAAAACAGCTTAATGCTACCCGCGACAAGGTTAAGAAAATGGACAGGGGGCGCGAGATATGAAGCAGATAAATTACAAAAAGCTGATACTTCCCAATATCCCCTATCTGTTCTTTGTCTATCTCTTTGATAAAGTCGGACAGGCGGTGCGGCTTGCCCCCGGCGCGGATTTTTCCGCAAAGGTGCTGCATATCACACAGGGCTTTTCTGCAGCGTTTTCAAACGCCTTGCCGAGCGTCTACCCGCTGGACTTGCTCATTGGCATTGTCGGCGCGGTGGTTATCCGGCTTATCGTCTATGCCAAAGGAAAAAACGCAAAGAAATATCGCCGGGGAAAAGAGTTTGGCAGCGCGAGATGGGGCAACGCCGAAGATATACGGCCTTACATAGACCCCGACTTTCAAAACAACATTCTTTTGACGCAAACGGAACGGCTTACCATGAACAGCCGCCCGAAGCAGCCGAAATACGCGAGGAATAAAAACGTTGTCGTGATCGGCGGCAGCGGTAGCGGAAAGACACGCTTTTTTGTTAAGCCTAATTTAATGCAGCTTCATTCCTCTTACGTCTTGACAGACCCGAAAGGCACCGTCTTAATCGAGTGCGGAAAGCTGCTGCAACGGGCGGGCTACCGCATTAAGGTGCTGAATACGATTAACTTCAAAAAATCCATGCACTACAACCCTTTTGTGTATATCCGCAGCGAAAAGGACATTTTGAAGCTGGTAAACACGCTGATAGCGAATACCAAAGGCGAGGGCGAAAAAAGCGCGGAGGATTTTTGGGTAAAAGCCGAAAGATTGCTGTATTGCGCTTTGATTGGCTATATTTGGTATGAAGCCCCCAAAGAGGAAATGAACTTTATTACTCTTTTGGAACTTATCAACGCCAGCGAAGCCCGCGAGGACGACGAGGAATATCAAAGCCCCGTCGATCTGCTCTTTGCCGATTTGGAGGAACGGGAGCCGGAGCATTTCGCAGTCAAGCAATACCGCAAATACAAATTGGCGGCGGGCAAGACCGCAAAATCAATCCTCATTTCTTGCGGTGCGCGGCTTGCCCCCTTTGATATAAAGGAACTCCGCGATCT